CTTGAATGTTCTCATTCAGAGGTCTAAGCCAGCCGTCTTTATATAAAGATATACGAATCCAGTTTACATAATCGTTAGGTAAAACAAAAGTAAGATTATCAAATACAGTTAGCTCTAAAGCTTTTATCTCCATAAAAGCATCATAATTAAGTTCCTGTATCCCACGCTTTGCGTGAAACAATATCTTGTACCTATCTTCGTTATTAACTAGCGAATGGTTTCCAGAATACATTAACTGAAAATTATTTACTATATCTTCCAAGCTTACATACTGGTAAGACCCCCAATTTTTATTGGTAGGAGCCGCTCCTGCATTTTCGTAATATTGATATTGTGATAAATATGCCATACTATTGTTCTTGGTTTTCTTGTTGTTCTATAGCTTGACCAAACTGCACTGTGGCTATCTCTCTAATAGACATACCTGCGTATTGTAATATTCTAGCCACTAAGTTATTTACATCATCTGGAGGCAACTCAAAGTCTTGATAGTCTGATTGAGACTGGTCAAATATAGGCTCTCCTCCTGTTAATGATACATAAGTCCACTTAGGGTCTTTAGGGTATCTTATATACTGCGATACCACTCTTCCTATTTCGTTTAGTGAATCAGGGTGTAGTGTTAATATATTTCCTTGTTGAGTGTAAGCAGGGAAAGTAATGTTAGGAGCAGTAAGCATAGACTTATTAAGCATAGTTATTTTACTATGATTTACTTGCTCTGCTTCATTTTTTAAATCAGATTTCTTGTAAATAGAATATGAAACATTGGCAGTAACTAAAGATGCCACACTAACAACTAGAGTAGTTTGATTGGTTATAGAGACAACACTTAAATTAGTCACCACTGAATTAGCTAGAACTACCGATACCACATCTCCAACAGATACTCCGTCAGACTGAAATGTTGCGGATGAATCTATTAATTCTGTATTACCTCCTCCAGTAGATGTAGTAACTCCTGAAGAAGTTACGGTACTATAAATTAATATTTTATTTAATAAATAATAGTCTGAACCTGTAGTAGCTGGTGTAGGAACTACATATTCATTTAATATGTTTTTAGATAAACTGGCTGTAATTGAAAAAGTATCTATTACCTCTTCGTATCCTTTTTTTATATCAGCATATCCGCTTCCTGATACCCTTCCATTCTCTTTATTAATCTGATTATTATATGCTATAAAATATTCATCAAAAATATCTAACTGTGCTTGTTTTGCAAACAAATTAAAATCTGATGGAGATATATAGCCGTAATTATTCTTATTAAGTATAGCAAGAACTGTATTTCTAACAGCATTTATCATCGCTTTCTTTTTTACAAAGATAAGCAAAAAAAAAGAGGTCAATTATTTTTGACCTCTCTTAGCAATCACTAATCTTCTAGTAATTTTTCTAACATTTTTAAAGACTCTATTCCGTCATCACTCTGTAAATATGACGATACAATATACATAGGGTCTTCTCCAAAGGGCACGGTCAACATCTTCTTTTTGTTTGATGATGTATTAAACCATACTTCTTTTTGTTTGTTCCTAAACGATAGCAATCCTTTATCAAAGAATAACTGTACATTAGAGTGTAGCTTTAACATAGGGTCATTAACCATTTTTAAGAACGTATCAGGTTCTCGCTTAACAAAGATTAATATATCTCTACGAAGCTCTGCTGTGCTCATTTGCTCTGTATTTCTTCCTAGCAAAACTCTGGATATAGTTTCCACCTGGTCTACTGAAAGCTTTCTAGCTTCAATAAGAGCATCTGCCTCTATATTTAATTGTTCAATTTCTGCTGCTGCATCTTTTTCTTCATTCACCTCAATAAACTTTTTACCATTCAATGGGTGATAATATAAAAACTCTTGCAATACAGGATTGTTTTTTGGAACTGATAAGAAACCATCTACAAAGTCAATAGGTTCTCTAACTACTTGTCCATCTTGCTCATCTTCAAAACAAGACCTTTGGTTAGGAGAATATCTCAACACTCGGTTGATTCCTTTGTCTTCGTCAAAATGTAATAAGGGTTGTCTTCTTGAGCCACCTGAAGGTAATAAAAAAGATATTGGGGCTCTATCTCTAGTAAGTTTGTAGACTTTATCTACTAATGTGTTTTTTTTCATTATATATAAATTTAATTAGATTTAAAAAAAAGGGAGGCGGTTAAACCTCCCTTGGTATTAATACTACTCTTGGAATAAGAAGAAGTTGTTTGCACCTAACGTACATACAGCTCTCTCAGACAAGAAGTGTACTTCCATAGCATCTAAGCTAGAAGTTGCAGCACCGCCAGCAGAACCTGTAATCCAAGTTTTGTAACGTCTGTCTTCTGTTTCAGAAGCTCTGTATCGAACATGCAAGAATGGTCTCTTCGCGTTCTTACCTAAAATCTGGTCGTATACTGTAGTAGAACCAGCTGGTACTAATAGTCCGTTGATACGGCCTGAGTTAGCTCCAGTAGGAAGACCACCACGCATAGTTGGGTCATTTAAGTATTTCCAGTCAGACTTGTAGAAGTCATATCCTCTACGGAATCCAGTGAATCCTAAGTTTAATGCCATGTCTTTGTCATTGTCAAATAAACCATAAGATGTTCCACCAGCTCCATAAGAGTTTTGAGCTGCTAACATATCATCAATATCAAAGCTAAAATCTCTATCAACGAAAATTACATTTTCTTCAATAGAACCTTGCTTATCTAAACGAGAGATTACTGCATCAAAGTCAGCTAGTGCAGCTGGGTTTCCACCGCCCCACACATTTCCACGATTCTCAACTGCATAGAAGATACCTTCAGAACCTTTGTTCCCTACATCTCCTCCAGCTGCGATTGCTCCTGACGCAGCTTCTGCTGGTACAGCTTCAATCATTGCTGTTTCTAAGTAGTCGTCAAAACGTAGACGAGTTTCGTGCTCTGATTTAAGATACCATAAGTATCCAGATGCTCCGTTTTCAGTAGTTACTTCTACCCATCCAATTTGCGCCATGTCAGACCCGCTTACAGCGTATTTGTCTTTGATGATAATTGGTGAGTTATCAAAGATAACGTCATCAGCTTCTAATGAGCCTACCATTCCACTAGTTCCTTTTTTAAATTCAGAACCATAAATAAACACTGTTCTTGTAAGTCCAGCTGCACCAACTTGTCCAGCTGCTTCATAATAAGCTACATCAAAAGTTGCTGCTCCCGTATTCACGGCTGTAACAATACCTTTGTTTAATCCAGCTCCTGCATTATCAGAGATAACAACAGTCTGTCCTACTCTAATTGCAATGCTTCCAGTACCAGGTACTAATGCATCACCTACTGTGATTGTAGCTGTATCGTCACCAGCTGCTCCTGCTGATGCACAGTTAGTATATTTAGTGTGTAATCTTCCTTGCTCTGCCCATTTGATAAGGTCAGAATTAGAAGGCATCTCTGCTCCTACTAAACGTAAGAAAGATGCGATTGTACGATTTCCATATCGCTCAAACTCTTTTTCATAAGTATCAGGTAAATACTGATTTAAGAAATCAAAGTTTGTAATGTAGTTAGTTGCCAAAGGCACCTGTTCTGCACTCGGTTGTAAAGCAAACCCAGGGGTTGCTTGAACTGCTCCTGCCATAATAATTAATTTTTAAAATTTATTTTCGTTTAATACTTCTTATTTTTAAGCCGCGTCCCGAATCAGGGTTAACTGACTTGACTTGAAATCCTCCTTTATTAGTTACTTCAGGTGCTCTACGCTCGCTCATATTTATATTTTTAGTTTTGCGTATTACATCTTCAGTAGCCTCAGACTTGCCTTGCTCATAAAAGAACTTAGCAAATTTGTCAGGATTCATTGCAATTGATAAAGCTCGATGGTATCCGGCAGCATCACTAACCAAACCTTTATCATCCAAATACTTATTTATAAAGTTCATTGGAGTTTCTTGGCTCTTCTTGATTGTCTGCACATCACCGGGAGAGAAGGTTACTGTTTTGTCGTCAAGCACGAAATCAAAACCTTTGAAATCTTCAGTAAAAACTTTATCGGTTTCTTTTAAAAACCAATTACGTTTTGCCTCACTTTCCTGTTGTTGAGTTTTAACAGATTCTAAATATTGCCTATACTCTTGAAGTTCTTCATTGTTGCTCTGAGAATCAACAACCGGTCTTGACTCAAGTGGTTGTTTGTATAATTCTTTTTGCTCATTAAAATACTTCTTTGCTTTAGCAATAGTTTTCTTTTTTGCTAATTTTGTTTTTTTAATTACAGATTCTTCATCTAGTTCTTCATCCCAAGAATAATCCTCCATTAGAGAATCAATATCTTCAGCGTCTAAACCTTCGCCTTCTGTAACTGTCAAATACTCTCTTAGCAAAGAATCAGGATTCATAGCACTAAAGTCTCTTTGTAATTTTACATAGTCTTCAATACCTCTTCCCGTTTCTTTTTTATACTTAAAGTAAGCCGCAACATCTTCTGGAAGCTGTTCAGCCTCTTCTCTTGTTGCATTTAATTCATCTAATGAATTAATTTCCTTACCATATCTTTTTCCAATATATGAAAGAACGTCTTCTTCTGATAACTCTGCCTGCTCTTGAACTGGCTCTGGTGTTTCTTCAGAAGTTTCTTCTGCTTTAGGAGTGTCTTCTACGACACTCTCTTCAGCAAAATCCATTTTTACTTGAGGATTATTTTCTTTTGTCTCGCTAGAGTCACTAAACTTTTCCTCATGCTTATCAAGAAGCTCTTGTTCAACCTCTTGTACTGATTTTTCTTCAACGGCATCTACCGCTCTTACTTTTAATTCCATTTAATTTAATTTAGATTACAAATTTACTTAAAATTTTAACGCTCATTATCGGGGTGAAAACTCAGATAAATCAAAGCCGTCAAGGCTATCTTCATTAGATTCAAAATTCTGTGGAGGTAAATTATTTTTACGTTGTGAAATCAATTTACTCTGTTCAGTATTTTGCTGACTAATTCTATTAGACTTAGCTTTCTCTCTTGAATCTTCCCTGTTTGATAAAGACTGCTCTGTCATACCATGCATTTGTAAGTTATAATTAAACTCTTGTTGCATTAAGTTAGACTTGAGTTGAGCTTCCGCTTTTTGTCTTTCAATTTCAAAAGCTACTTCAGCTTGCTTCACTTTCATTTTAGATTGTGTTTCAAGCTCTATCTTTTGCATAGCTGTTTGTGCAGCCATTTCTTGAGACTTGAGTTGTTGTTGAGCTGTCATCGCTTGCTTTTGCATAGCCATTTTATCATCACGCTCTTGTTTAGCAAGTCTCTTAACTTTCAATAATTGATTAGCAAGTTTCAAGTTTTTAATCTCACGAATATCAATAGCATCTTCAAGATTAATATCTTGTTTAGATAAAGCCATTTGTATATTCTGTTCGAGCATAGCTTTTTGCTCTTCGTCTGGAGACAGTTCTATAAATACACCGAAGTCATAAATATATAAATCAGATATTTCCCCAAGTATACTTACGTTGTATTTACCAATCTTATTTATAAAGTCCTCCTTAAAGTCTGCATACTCTAAAATATCTGCGATACGATAAGTTAAAGCTTCTGATAAACTTCTGTATATATATAGACTTCCGTCTAATATATGTCTTGTTGCTGTATTTGAGTTTAATGCAGCTAACTTCTGAACACCAACCAAAGCATCTGGAGATGGTGTAGAGCCGTCTCTCGCTTCATTTAAGCCTGTTACAGAACGAATCATACCTAAGTAATGATTATAGTTAGCTATAAGCATTTGCGTCTTAGAAGCTCCAGAACTGCTTGTAAGCTGTTGAATAGGAACTTTACCTTGATTGTATTCTCCGTCTTGAGTATAACTTCTACCAACTACACTACCAGTTTGGAAGTATAGCCTTAATGCATCCGAAGGGTCATACGAAGCTCCTGTTCCCAAGTCAACCTCATTCAATCCATCGGCATCAATATAGACTCCATCAGGTACAGTTCTAGCAATAACTTGCTGCAACTTTAAATGAGTTATCTGTATTAAATCAGCAAAAGGAATCATTCGTCTTACTAGAGACTCAATAACTCCTTTGTACATTCTTGGTGCTACGGCAACATAATTTGGTAAGGCGTGCTGAGAAGAAGACTTTGGTCTAACCATATTCTTTGCAAGCTCCCACTTGAGAATAATATTAGTTCCCATAACCATCACCCCATCATACCATACATCAATAGTCTTTTCTATTTTCTCGAACTTTCCGTCTTCCATCATTTCTTGTGGAGGATTAAAAGTATCGTCTTTTTCTATCATTTTAGAACCACCGCCCTCAAGTATTCTTTTCTTATAAACCATCTTCTTAGTGGTTTTATAATTAAAATACATTAGAGTACAAGTATCTCTATAAAAAATATCATTCTCATAAAACTGAGCTACATTATAATAGTCATACCAACTCTGACTATATTTAGATATCTCTTCTAAATCTTCACGAGTAAGGCTTGGGTCTATCTTTAATAGTTCAGCAATAGGTAATGTTTTAATCTCTCCCCAATAAAAACAATCTTTAAAGTGAGGGTCTTCAGTGTAACTGTACACAACATTAGCCGGGTCTACATATGATATTTGAACTCCAGCTCCAGGTAGGAACTCGTGTTTTGCAACAGACATACCTATAACTGTAGAATCATAGTCTATTTGTTTACGAATATCATCATAATGATTTTCAGAAAACATAGTGTCTATTGCCTCTTCCTCCGCAATTTCAATTGCAGGCTTATAGTTTAGGTTCATGTAAAGAGACAACTCCTCATCAGATGACGGAAGCTCATCGGGGTCCATAATAAATGGGTCTACACCTGTCTGCTCTTGTATCGTAGTCAAGATATCTTTAGCAGCCATTTGGCCCTCTATCATATCTTGATACTTACTTCTTTTTGCTTGAGATAATGCGTCTTGAGCATAAGCCTTAACCTTAAACTCTCGGTCTTGCATACCATTAACAACTATATCTACAAACTTTGGCAATATAGGGACTGGTGTCCAATCTAAGTTTAGATAAGATAAGTCTCCATCTACTGCAATTTCGTTTTTATATTTAGCAATTGATTGCTCCCCTCTTGCGTATAAACGCAGTTTGTGAAAGTCTCTCCATTGATTGTAGTATCTACACTGGTTTCCGTCTTTTTTAAACCATTCGTATTGAATAGCTTGTCCTATCTGTAAACCAAATTCGTTCGTAGCTTTTTCAGCATCAGAAACAAATTGACTTGGAAAGCCTGTAGATGCAATGTCTATTGTAACATCCTTCATCTATCTAATTAATTCACTTAAATTTCCCTTATTTGTATACCTTGCAAAGTTAAGGTTTATTTTTGATTGTTTTTTCTCTACTTGATACATATGCCTTTGTGTTGCCATAACAGCTAATCCAGAACTAATACTGGCATCAAATTTAGTCCTATTATTTATATCAAACTTTGCCCAGTCTTCTAAAGTCCTTGTAAACAACATATTACCCATATCTCCAGATTCCCTAAATTGTCCTTCAAAATCTATACCTACATTTTTTTCTATGTAAGATTCAATTGCAGCAGCGTGAGACTGCTTTACATCCTCAGAACTATTAGGTATACCTCCTAGCTCTTTCTCTGTTTTTGATAGCTTGGACATATGCTTATCAGGTCTGTTCATGGAAAAACCTCTATATCCTCTGTTCTTAAAATGATACAGTAATCTAGGCTTGTTATTCTCCACTAATATTGGCATACCATAAAACACACAAGCCATCAATACTTCTTCAAAAAATATCTCAGCTGTTTGCGGCCTAGCTACATACTCTAAGAAAAACTCATTAGCAGGAGCTTCCTCCATACTAAACTTAGTCATTCCATGTAAAGCTCCATTAGAACCTCCACCGCCGACAGTTCCAGATATATCATAAGAGTCACATCCAAACGCTCCCATATGGTCATTGCCTGGAAACTTAATACCTCTCCTATCAATAACATTATTTTGCAATCCCTTTGATGGTGTCCAGCTAATTAAAAACCTACCTCTCTTGTCAGGACTAAAAGCCACCTTAGTATCTTTAATTCCATTCTGCCAATAAAAGTTCCCTCTTGTTAAGTGGTGTTCTAGTATTAAAGAATCGTTATAGTCTATCTGTTGGTATATCTTTGTAAGATTAAAAAGAGAAGACTTACTCTCATCTCTAAATGCGTGTGACTCTGTTCTAGGAAACTGTCTGTAAAATTCGTTCAGTGCATCCGCATCTGATTTTAAAGAATCTACTTCAGCCTGCCAATAGTCTATAGCTCCGTTAGTAATCCATTCTCCATCAACACCCTTTCGTTTTTCTTTAGGAGCTATAAGAACTGGCTGCCCATACACATCTATAAATCCTTCCATGTTCATTTCCATAGGAATAAACAAAGAATACATGCCGCTTTTAGTTTGTCCGTTAGCGTTTCTTTTGTTTACATCAGAATCTTCATAGAGCTTTTTAAAATTACTACCGCCTTTATCAAGAGCATTTGAAGTAGAGCCCATCAAACACTTACCTATTATCTTACTACCTAACCTCAAACAAGTCTTAGTGACTCTCCAGTTGTTGAGTATATTATTTGGCTTTATCCACTTACCACTTTCATCATGGACTAACAGCATAAGTTTTTCACCATCATAGGAGTTGTCATCTGTATTTTTCCAGTCAATAGTGGTATCAAGACCCGTAAGCTCTTCATTAACACTATCGTACATATTTTTCTTTGTAATCTTAGATGCAGGTATCCTAAAGGCTAGTTCAGTCTTTGGTTTATCCATACCATCCTGTATGGGTTTAAAAAAGAACGGAAGTCTATTAGATATAGGAACTACCTTATCGGTAAACATCTTTTTAGAATCCGCTCCAGTTTTTGATAATATGCCTACCCTAGAATCTTTTGCTAATGTACCTGCGTTTACACACTCTGAAGAACCCATAAATGAAAACCCTGAACGTCTAATCTTTAAATATATCATACCAAAGGCTCGCTTATCTGCTTTACACGCTTCCCAAAAAATATAAAATATTCTGTTAGCCTCTCTATAATCTGGATAACCTACATCAATTGCTGACCATTGTAGATACATATAATGTGAGCCAGTAATGTAAGTTGGTTTTCCATTATTCATAAACCAATGCCCTTCTTCCCTATTGTCAAATTCAGACTCTATATAATCTACCCATCTTGATTTAAAAGGAGTAGGCATTTCGTTCCATTGAAATATAGAATATATTCTTGACAGCTCCTTTGGGAGTTCTTGTCTTTCCCAATATTGCTCTGATATATTCTTAGACCTTGAGAAACAATCCTTAGGAAGTACAGGTAAACCTACTTTAAGACCTGATATTTCTACAATATCTCCGAGCGTACCATTTTTAGAAATACAAACAAAGTCATACTTGTCGTTATATCCATACTCCCAAGTCTTAGCTCTATTTTTATTAGCCAAAACACCTTTAGGTATGTATCCCTCTAAAACCTTATAGATGCTACCTTGAGCGTCTTTCTGCAAATCCTTGTTTTGTTTCAACTTTAGTATCTGTGTTATGTGATAAGTTTATATTCTCCTGCTCCTGGTCTATCTTATTTAGTATGTCAAAAGCATCAAAGATGGCTAACTTTTTTGTGGCAGCTGCGTTTTTTAATCTGTCTGCTGCTAATTCATCTTCTGGGTCGTGCTTAATAATATCTTCCTTAGCAACTTTAATAAGCTGTTCAACAGCTTTTCTACCAGCTTGAATTATCTGTTTCTTTAGTTCTTCTGAGTTCATTTTCTTTTACTGCATTTAATTGAATATTTCACAGAACCATTGTAATGTGATTATCAAACATTCGATACAACTTTTGACCATCTACATTAAATTCATATTCAGTATCTGGTCTAAAGGTAACTAGGTCGCCTTCTTTTATACCACGCTCTTGTAATGTTTTATTTATATATTTCATTTTACCCATAAGGGGCTCTTCAGCAAAAGGCTTATGTATATAAGATTCAGTAACTGGCACTGGCTCTACAAAACAATACTTATCATGGCAATGCCACTTATTGTTTTTATTATACATATAAAACTGCTGATTGTCTATAAAAAACAAATCATCCATGAAAAAACTTTTGCCGCTTTTCTGCCGACCCTTCATGTCATTATAAAACTTAAAAACATTATGGTGCACTAAAAGAGTATCTCCTGGCTCTATATCTCCTTCGTATCCTAAAGGAGTAGAAACAACAATAGCTTCTCTATTAGAAGCTATATGGTTTTCTTCTGAGGTACTAGTTATAAAATCTACACCTCCTATTTCTTTTGAGTTATTATATCTCTTACCCTTTGTGGGTTTTACTATAAAATAAAAAGGTGACCTCATTAAAAGTTTATATTATATTCCACAGAAATAGGCATAGTTGAATTAAACTCTTTCCATAAAAACACTTCATCTGCTTTTTGAATCCATATTTTTATTGAACCTTTATGCTCGTCTTCTTTTATTAAATGAATGCTGTGTGAACCCCCAAGTATTTCTTGCCCTACAATATAGTGCATTGCACTAGACTTATAGTCCGGACCTATTGATATTTTTCTAATATGCATTGTATTAAATTTATTAATACAAATATATGAATTATTTACCTGGAAGTTTTACTCCTATCTTATCTGCCGTTCTCGCTCCGAAATATCCGCAAAGGACCCATGTCAAAAGAGAGGCTGTATCTGAGGTGTCTAATCCCATATACCATCCCCCAACATAAGCAAGTACTAACACCACTAGAGTTAGCGGCCTTACATTTCTAGCAAGCCAGCTCTGGCTTCCAGAGTCTGCAACCCAACGTCTAGTAACACCATCTATTTCAGCGCGCTCGAGTCTAAGTTTTTCAAGAGCTATTCTTTTGTCTCCTTCACTAAGCTCGTTGTTTCCGCTGATAAGCTCTGAGATAACATTGCCTGGAAGTATAGCATCACCAACAATACCTAGTATTGAAGGCGCTTTCTCAATGAGAAACCTTCCCACACCTGTTTCTTTAAACGGTTTTTTTTCTTTACTCATATCACTCGATATGTAGTTTTACCATTTGTTCGCTCTGCTCTTAGGCAGCGCTTTCTGTTTTCATCTGGGTGGACATAGCTTACATGAATCCAATCTGGATTAGTGTCGTCACCAAACTCCCATATGAGTTGGTCAAAGCTTAAATTATCTTTTATGTATTGGTACATCTCAGCATTTGTTTTATGACCAAGTGTATCATCTAGGTCAATCGCTCGACCCTCACAATGTTGCGAGCGTGAACTTCCACCGATAGCTCGGTTCAATTCTTCGCATCTGTAAAAACTGCTGATTCTTATAGGGCCACCTACATATTTTCTAAGAGGCTCGAAAACATTAACGCTAATGTTTACCATATTAGTAATTTGGTAATCATCAGGTGTGTTTTTAATTCCTAAACGAGTTGCGGTATTAGATTTAATACCTTCTTTATACGATATATGTTCACTTATTCTTTCCATGCATTAAGTACCATTTATGGACTGTGTATCCAATTGATACTAAAAGTAATAAAATTTTTAGTATTACGTCTATATGAGTCATAGAAATTCCTAAAGCTAAACTATTTAAACTTAATATTTTTATATCGTTAATATTCATTATTCTGTTATTAAATCCCAACTTGTTGTTTCTTCATTCCAGATGTACTGTTGCTCATCATCTGGATAAGCCGTAGGAGCTTCCCATAAGCAGCTAGTCTCGTTTAGTGTCCAGCTATCATATGGCTTTGGCGGTATAAACGCATCACGAGTTTCATCGTATGTATATCCTATACCAGCATAGTTTTTTCTAAATGACGTTCCTCCATTTACATGAACTCCACCTATTGTATTGTAAGAAGTTCTTTTGCAAGTTTGATTATGAAGATTACCATAGTAAACCTCCCAATCTACATCACCGCCTTCGTCTTTGCCAGTAATAACCTGAGTCACTATATTATTTAAATTTAAAATTGTGTAGTGTGCCATATTAACTAAAACTTATATTATCTGAACCAGATTTAAAAATAGCTATTTTATCCGAGCCATCTGTTCCGTGTACTACTGTTAAACCCGCTCCAACTGTCATTGTTCTTGTATTTGGGTATCTTACTATGACAACACCAGACCCACCAGACCCACCGCTGGTTCCCCCTGCCCTTGCTGTACCACCAGCACCACCGCCAGTATTTGCCGTACCCGGCGTTCCAGAACCCGTTGTATATTGTCCGCCACCTCCGTAACTTGTAGGCGCAGCTGTATATGGAGAACTATAAGGAGACCCTGCTCCTCCACCTGAGTACCAAACATTTGTTCCCCCTACACCTTGACCTACATTTGCCGTGGTTACTGCCAAAGAAAATGGTGCTATAAGAACTACAAGTCCATCACCTCCTTGAGCGCCTACAGCATCATTGTTGTTGTTACCAGCACCTACTGCTCCAGCTCCTCCACCTCCAGGTCCTGTATAACTTCCTGTAGATGCCCCGCCATCATATCCTTGATTAGCAGTTCCTGCGCCACCATTTGATGATTGATTTCTAGTACCGCCACCGCCACCAGAACCTCCTGCTCCACCAGTTTGTGCATTTCTAGCAGCATTCACTCCACCGCCATAGCCACCGCCATCAGAGGTAATAGTTGAAAAAACAGAATTAGAGCCTGTACCTGAACTTCTATCATCTGTTCTTGAACCAGTTGCTGCTCCTCCAGCTCCAATTGTAACAATATAATCTCTACCTGTTGTAAGTGATAAACTACTTTCAGCGATTGAGCCACCTCCTGAGTTAGAGCCGTAAGAAGTCCTTAAACCTCCAGCCCCAGCACCACCGGTTCCTCCATCATAAGTAGACATACCGGCCGAGCCACCGCCACCTGCTACTACAAGAAAGTCAGCTGAAAGTGAAATAGGAACTGGTGAATCTGCAACCTGAATCCAATTAGCTCCATCATAATACTCTACTTTATTATCAGTAGTGTTGTATCTCATCTCTCCATTAGAAGGAGACCCAGGTCTTTCGGCTGTTGTGCCAGATGTCAACTGAATAGCTCCGGTATTATCATTAAAAGCTAAAAAGTCTGTACTTGATATATTGGTGGTAGCCATATTTTGTTTTTTATTCTTCTTCTTCTATTACTACTAAATCCCAAGTTTGAGCCTCTTCATTCCATGTATAAATATCTGTAGAACCTTCTTCAACAGTTGGATATGGAACTGGAGAATCCCAATCCCAAGTAGTTTCATTTAAAGTCCAAGATGGAAAAGGTTGTTCAGGTATAAAAACATTATTTAATGCGTCATAACTCATCCCAACTCCAGCGTAACGCGCTCTCATATTTCCGTTATAAGAAGTTTGTAACCAAGTTGTGTCTTGTCCATACAAACTCTTACAAAAGTCAATACCAAGTTGCTCGCTTTCATTTCCTTCTGAATCTAATAATACAGAATTATTTAAAACAATGACTTGCTGTACTACATTGTTTGAATCTAATTTTGCAAAATGTGCCATAATTTAATTATTTAAGCCGTATAACTACCGCTACCGTTATATATTAATATTGTATCGCTACCGTCTGTACTGACTGTAGGCGAACCTGTTGTTGTGCCTGAATATGTAGATGTGTCCATTCTTAGTATTACTACTCCAGAACCACCTGCTCCAGCGCCTGCATTAAAGCCGCCACCTCCACCGCCTGAACCACTATTTGCAGTCGCTGAAGTTCCGGGAGCGGAATTATTTCCTCCGCCATTTCCTCCGCCGGCTTTTCCAGCACTTGCAGGGAAACCAGCTCCACCGCCACCGCCGGCTCTGAGTACTGCGGCTCCAGTTATAGAAGATGAAACTCCATCTCCAGCTGCTCCAGAAGCATTCTGGTTATTGGTCGCACCAGCCGCTCCAGAGCCACCTCCACCAGTACCAACGTAATAATTTGAAGCTTGTCCATTACCTCCAGGATAACCTTGATTAGCAGTTCCTGAACCACCGCCTTGGTATTGATTAGATGCACCACCTCCTGAACCTCCAGGATAACCATTACCGGGGGGTTTTTTCCCACCTTTACCGCCGCCGACAGAAGTTATAGTTCCAAATACGGAATCTGTTCCATAGGCATTACCGCCACCGCCTGCTCCAACCGTTATTGTGTAAACCGTTCCTGAAATTGCCACTATATTTAATTCTGCTGGGCCGCCGCCACCAGATTGTCCAATAGAAGTTCTATATCCTCCAGCTCCACCGCCACCGCCTCTTTTAGTTCCGCCGCCACCGCCGCCGGCAATAACTAGAAAGTTAATTTTTGGTAAACCATTAGTGCTCATTGGAACCCACTCAGTCCCATTATAATATTCAAACACACTAATAGCATCTACATTTGATATAGAAGTATTATTTCTAATCATTCCAGTTACAGCAGTTCCTGTATACGAGGATGAACCCGATGGCATTTGAAATGCTGAATTGTCTGAGTTTAAATCTACTACTCCTCCTCCTATTTTAGTTGTTGCCATATCTAAGCTGTATAAGAACCGCTGCCGGTGTAAATTAAAATTGTATCGTCACCCTCTGTTACTACAGATGGATTGCCAGTTGTTACTCCAGTATAGCTGTCTGTGGTCATTCTTAAAATACAAACTCCAGAACCACCATTATACGACCTTGCGCCACCGCCACCTGTATTGGCAGCTCCGGCGCTATAAGAACCTCCACCGCCAGGACTTACAGGGCCATAAAGAGGATTTGGTGCTCCACTCCAAGTGCTACCACTAATCCAAATTGCAGCGCCTCCACTAGCATAATAAACATCAGTCCCACTTACGTCTCCAACTGAATAAGTTGCTGCATTAGTAGAGTTTAAAATATCTACAGCTAAACCTAAGCCACCTGAAATTGTCTGATAGCCAGTAGGACTATATCCTCCTATACCTGCGCCTCCAGCTCCTCCACCAGAACCAAATACAACTCTTGAAGGATAAGGTTCACCTCTACTTTGCCCGCCAGGATAACCTTGGTTAGTTGTTCCTGTTCCTGCACCTCCAACATACCCAGGGTTGGTACTGGGGACAAGTCCTCCTCCACCTCCTGAACCTCCAGGTAAACCGGTCGCAGTAGTACCAGGTGTGTATATATTTAAGGCAGAACCACCTCTACCACCTCCATCTGCATATAGATTAGTAGAAGGGTTGCTTGATACGATTGATGAATCACCCCCCATTCCAGGAGCATAATGATAATCGCTACTGTAATTTCCACCTGCACCTATTGTAATTACATAAGTTTCCCCTGCTCCGGAAAATGGACTTAAAACAGGTCCGCCACCGCCTGAAACTGAGCCATAAGAAGTTAATAAACCTCCAGCTCCTCCAGCTCCATTTGAGCTACCGCCACCGCCGGCAACTAATAAAAAATCCATAAAAGCTATGGGTACAATCAACCTCCAATCTGTACCGTTATAAAATTCAAACTTATTCAAATCTGTATTATACCTAAAATCTCCAGAATTTGGAGAAGCAGGTCTTTGAGCAGTAGTTCCAGCGGCCCATGGCAAAGCTCCAGAGTCTCCGCTCAAATCTATTAAGTTGTTAGGGACTTTTGTTGTTGCCATTTATTACTGTGTTATTACTACTTCAATTCCGTTTGTTGATGTCGTTGGAGGTGGCGTTACAAAAGTAAGCGTTGTTCCAGACACACTATAGTTTGCCGTACCTCCAGAATCAACAGAGTTTTGATACACCCCACTTATAAATATGTTTAGATTGTCAGCTGAGCTTACAGAAGTAGACAATGTAAAAGCAGTCGCAGAATTGTTTCCTGTAAACTGGTCTTTGATGACTGTCGTTCCAGCCGAACCTTCTATTGTAATTTCCGTTGCAGAAGTTTGAGTAAGTGTTATTCCTGTTCCCTCTGTTAGATTTACCACTGAATCAGTTCCTGTAGCAGCATCTAAATTTAAAGGGACACTAGAACCTGCTTTTGCTCCAGCTCCTAACGTATATGTATCTCCAGGAGCTGTGTTAGTTAAAGTAACTACATCCGCAGCCTGTGTTATTGAAAGACCTGTACCTGGAGTTAATGTTATATTAGTATCCGCTCCCGCTGCCGCATCAAGATTTACATCTACACTTGAACCATTCGTAGAAGTTCCAATAGTGTAAGTATCTCCTACAACTGTAGAAGCAATTGTAAATCCATTCCCTGCTCCATCATCGGTTAAGCTGATATCATTACCAGCAGTAATTGTAATTAAATCCGTAGATGAATCACTTCCTGTTAATGTGATTGTTTCATTAGCTCCAGCTTGTGCAGTACTAACTGTATAAGTAGTGTCAGTACCTACTAGCCCTACTGGGATTTGAACATTGTCTGTGTTTTTGTAACCAACTAAATAATCTATATCAGATGTTGTTGCGCCTACGTTAAATTCTGAAAATTTTATTGCCATTTTACTGTCCTTCTGTTATTAAATCTTGTGCCGATGCATCTTCACTAATCATTTGCACTCCTATTTCGCTTATTATATCTGTGCTTCCGATAGGAGGGGCCTGTGAAATCAGGTTTGATGTTATCGATATTGCTATCCAATTTACTAATCCCATCGCTTATATTTTACCACAATGCAAGTATATTACTTGCGGTAGTTCCCGTAGCATATACCTTTACAATTTGTACAGGAATAAATGCTCCAGTATTAATATTGTTAAACGTAACGTCATCTCCTCCAACTGTCTGAACTCTTAAATTTCCAGCGCTGCCAACATATAAAACACAACCATTGTTTGTTCCTCCCGAAACACTAGGTATGCTTGCTGTATCGCTTGGAGTTACCGATGCTGCTCTTCCTGCTTGTAACTTTTGATATGCCATTTTTAATCTTTATATGGTATTAATCTGTTTAAAGAATCGCGGCGACCATCGCATCCGCAATCGGTATTCGTTGCTTTTGCAACTGTATCTACCACGCGCTTTATGCCTGTGGCTTTAGTAAATTTATGTATCGTATCTCCGAGACCTTTTGATTTCATTTTTTACAAGTACATAATTTGTTATCACATTTTTTTGTTTTGAATGAAATAAATAATAATCCTTTATTCCAGTAACACTTACATTGATTCCAAAAATCGCTAATCCAATTAGCGGCCTTTACAAGCCACGCTGCTAATTTTCTCATATTATTTTAAGTGATTATGGGTTTTGTAATGTAAATTATCACTCCTATACTCCATCCCTTTGTCAGCTCCGTATGCATGACCATACATTTTTTTTGACATGGCCTTGCTTTCGTCTCTTCTATCTTTCATAGATTGAGATTTTTTTCCGTTGCGAGCTCCTAAAGATTCGTCTAGTCTTGAATTATAACCTTGATTTTTCATCCTTAAAATTTTATTCTACAAATATACTAATATTTTCCTTGCCTACTTTTTGGTGAACTCTTGGTAGAACCGCCTGCTCCTGCCCATAATTTTTTACAAGCCCAGTAGCGTGCAGACATTTTTGATTTTGCCGAACTACACTTGTGTCTTGCTCTAAAAGATTTACGAGCAGCAGAAGAATAGTTGTGACCATAGCCTTTTGCTCCAAAGTGAATAAGCTTCTC